AACCCTGCAACAAACGATGCAAGCCTTAACCGCCCCACTCATTACCGCCGTAGAACAAGCCAAAGACGAAAGCGAGGCGTTAGGCTTTTTGGCCGAAGCTCTGCCCCTCATGGACGAAACCGCCCTTTTGGACGTACTCGAACGCCTGCTGCTGGCCGCCGATGCGGCAGGCCGCAGCACCTTTGAGACGCGCTGATGAGCGCTTTAACTCCTGCCGAGATTAAAGCCGTCTTTGGCCAGCCGCCCGAACAGGCTGCGGCGCAAAGCCTTTAGCCCGTCTACGCACTGGTTTGAAGTGGCCGCCGCCGCGCACGCCCGTGCTTTTACCGTGGCCAAAGCGGCGCAAGTGGACGTGCTGGCCGACATCCGCCGCGCACTGACCCTCAATATGGAGAAAGGCCAAACGCTGGCTGATTTTCAGAAAAACCTCAAACCGCTGCTGGAAAAGAAAGGCTGGTGGGGCAAGCGCGAGGCGGACGGTGCGCAGCTGGGCAGCCCGCGAAGACTGCGTACCATCTACCAAACCAATCTGCAAAGCGCCTTTATGGCCGGTCGCTACGCGGCGGCGTTAGAGGCGACCCATTCGCACCCGTACTGGATGTATATCGCCGTAATGGACGGCAAAACCCGCGAAAGCCACGCCGAGATGAACGGTCGGGTCTTTCGATGGGATGACCCCATCTGGCAGCACATTATCCCACCCAATGGCTTTAACTGCCGCTGCCAGTTTGTTGCCATCAGTGAAGACACGCTCAATCGGCGTGGTCTAACGGTCGAGAGCAGCGCGGGCAAGCTCAAAGAAATCGATTTAAAAATGGGCGTGGATAAACAAACCGGTGAAGTGTTTACTCAAAAAACCACCGTCTATGAAGGCATTGGCCGAAACGGCAAACCCTTTGCCTTTCATGCCGACGGCGGCTTTGACAGCAGCCCGCTGCAAAGCCATTTGCTTGACCAGCTTTTATACGATAAAGCGCTGCGGGCGCTCGGCACAGGGGGCGAAGCGGCAGCGCTTAACTACGTACAAAGCACCCTGCTGCACCCCATCCGGCAAAAAGGCTGGGAGGCTTTTGTCGAAGGCGCGAGAAGGCGCGGCAAAAGCTACGGCCATACGATGGCCTTTGGTGTGCTGGGCATGGCTGAGATGAACCATCTCAGCCAGATTGGCGCACCGGTTAAAAATGGCGTGGTGTTCTTACATGACCGCAACTTGGCCGGTTTAAAAGGCAGGCGGCATTTAACGGTCAATAACAACGCACTAACCGCTGATGGCTGCCGCAATTGTTCAGCCAAAAAGCACAGCAAACCATCCTTTGGGACAACAAGGACGGCATTTTGCTTTACCTGATACCGGCAAACGACGGCAGCGGGGATTTTTTCAAAATGACGGTACGGCTTAGCCGCCGCGACCCCCACTATGGTGTACAGATTGCCGATGATGTGGGGACGGTCTACCGCATAACGGCAGCTGATGCCCGTTCGCTGCAAACGCAAACGGCGCAAGGTACGCCACGTTATCAGCCAATACCGTGAAGGAGGGGGATTGTGGGTGCAGACGTCGGAGTTGAACCGCATCGTGTGTGCTGTGTGACAGCCCACATCCTTATACCCGTTAGGAACTACTGCACCCACAGATTGAGCTTACCCAAAGGAGGCGGCCATGAGCAACACTTTTGACATTGAGTTAAACGACAGCGATCTGCGCCGTGCACTGGTTAAAACGCTAAATCGCTTAAACGACAGCCGCCCGTTAATGGCAACGATTGCCCATGAACTACTGAGCGCCACCAAAGAAGCCTTTATTGACGAAGGCCCCGAATGGCCGGTGCTGGCACCTTCGACCGTCGCCGCCCGCGAAGCCAGCGGCCACGGGGCGCACCCGATACTGCGCGTGACCAATGCGCTGTCGCGCTCCATCGTGACCCGCCACAGCAAGGACGAAGCGGTAGTCGGAACCAATTTGGCCTATGCCGCCATCCACCAGTTGGGCGGGCTGGCGGGGCGTAATAAAAGTGTTGAGATACCGGCGCGGCCTTATCTGCCGATAGGCGAAGATAAGCAGCTTAAAAGCAGCGTGCGCGAGGCGGTATTAAAGACGGTTAATCGGGTTTTGGCGGATTTGGGCTAAAGGGCGGTTATTTTGCCCGTAGCGCGTTGTTGTGGATTGGCCGCTAGCAAGGTTCAAACAAAGGCTTTGCGCAAATTCTAACGCCTATCTAACGGCCTTTACGGGGCTGTCTGGATAGACGGCTTGCCCGACTTGCCAGCATCCGCCGCTTTTTGCCTGTTTTACCCCTTAATCGGTGTGCTGAAGCGCTTCAGCACCTGCCCGCCGTCCCTGCGCCCGAAGATGGGCGCATGAAACCTTTAGCCACCGCGCCTGTCGCCTTCCCCTCTCCCCCGACCCCTCTCCCACCGAGTGGGAGAGGGGGGCTTTGTTCCCCTCGCCCGCGTGCGGGAGAGGGGCCAGGGGAGAGGGCAGGCATTGCGCTGGCGGCCTGTGCCTTTGTATTGCCGCTTGCCGAAGACAGCACGGCTTGGTTGCAACTGCTGCCCAGTGGCGCATTTAAGCCGGTCGATGGCCGCCCGATGGACGTGCCGCATTGGCATATCGACAGCGCCAGTGCACCTGCCGTGATAGCCCGCTCCAAGGCACAGCAAACCTTGGCGGTGATTGACTACGAACACCAAACCTTAAACAAACACGAAAACGGCCAGCCCGCCCCCGCCGCCGGATGGCTGCTGGATTTTGCGTGGCGCGAAGGCAGCGGGCTGTGGGGGCAGGCGTTTTTAACCGAACGCGCCAGAGCACTGATTAAAGCGGGCGAGTACCGCTACTTCTCGCCGGTGTTTAGCTATGACCCGAACAGCGGGCAGGTGCTGCAAATCGAGATGGGCGCACTGACCAATACCCCAGCGCTCGACGGCATGGAACCTTTGGCGCGGCTTGAACAACTGGCCGCCGCCTGTTTTGGTTTTTTACACAAGGGGCAAGCCCCCGAGGATAGGACGATGGACAAAACCCTACTGGCCGCACTCGGTCTTAAAGAAGACGCCGACGAGGCCGCGGCAATCGCCGCGTTAAACCAACTCAAAGCGCAGCAGGCGGCGCAAAGCCAAACGCTGGCGGCGCTTAAAGTGGCGCTGAAAGTGACCGACGAGACGCAGCTTTTGGCCGCGTGCAGTCGTTTGACTGCGCCGCCCTCTCCCCCGGCCCCTCTCCCACAAGTGGGCGAGGGGAGCCATCCAGACCCGGCCAAGTTTGTGCCGATGGAAGCGGTAAAAGACTTGGCCGAAAAAGTCGCCGCGTTATCGATGCAGGTAAGCGGCAGCGCGGTGGACAAGCTGGTCGGCGATGCGCTGGCCGACGGCCGCCTGCTGCCCGCGATGGAAGGCTGGGCGCGGGAGTACGGGCAAAAAGACCGCGCCGGATTGCAAGCCTTCTTGACCCAAGCCGCGCCGCTGGCCGCGCTGACCCGCTTGCAGGCGCAAAACCCGCCACCGGCGGACGGTTTAACCCTATCCAGCGGAGAACGCCAAGCGGCGCAGTTGCTGGGACTTTCAGCCAAAGACTTGGCGGGCGCAAAAGGAGCTTAAGACATGGCGATTATCACCCCCGACCTGCTCAAAGGTCTTAACACCGGTTTTTCCAAGATTTACGAAGACGCGCTCAACGCCGCGCCGACCGCTTGGCAAGAGGTAGCGAGCAAGGTTATCTCCAAAACCGAAAGCAACACCTACGGCTGGCTCGGCGACTGGCCGGAACTGCGCGAATGGATAGGCGAGCGGCAAATGCGCGACATGGCTGCGCACGGCTACCAAATCATCAACAAAAAGTGGGAAAGCACCGTTCCGGTGCCGCGTACCACCATTGAAGACGACACCGTCGGCAGCTACGCCATGCGCTTTGCGCGGATGGGGCAGGCGGCGGCGCAGTTTCCCGACAAGCTGGTGTTTGGTCTGCTGGCCAAAGGCCACAGCGAGAAATGCCATGACGGCAAACACTTCTTTGATACCAAGCACCCGCGCTATCCCAAGGTAGACGGTACCGGCACACCGGAGGATGTCTCCAACAGCTACGGCACCGGTACCGGCACCGCTTGGTATCTGCTTGATACCACCAGTGTATTAAAGCCGCTGATTTATCAGGAACGCCTCGCGCCGGAATTTACCTACATGACCAATCCCGACGATGAACGGGTGTTTATGAGCGACGAATACCGTTACGGCATTCGCGTGCGAGCCAACGTCGGCTTTGGTTTTTGGCAAATGGCGGCGCGTTCAGTCAAAGCGCTGAACAAGGCCAACTTTGAGGAAGTCTACGACGGCATGCGCAGCCTCAAAGCCGATGGCGGCACGCCGCTCGGTATCCGCCCGAACCTTTTGGTAGTCCCCACCACACAAAGCCAAGGAAGTGGTCGGCGTACAGCGCCTTGCCGATGGTTCGGACAACCCGAACTTTGAACTGGTCAAGATTTTGGACTGCGCCTGGCTGAACTAAAAGCCCCTCTCCCCCGCCCCCTCTCCCGCAAGCGGGAGAGGGGAGCCAAGCCGCTGCGGGGACTGGCTCCCCTCTCCCATTTATGGGAGAGGGGCTGGGGGAGAGGGTGGCACAGCAGACAGAGGAGTTGACCCATGAACTATTGCAGCGAAGCAGACTTAATCGAGCAGTACGGCGTGGAGGCGTTAATTGTGCTGTCCGACCGCACAAACAAACCGCAAACCACTATCGACAGCCATGTTGTAGCACGCGCGATAACGGATGCGAGCGATGAGATTAACCTCTATCTGGAAGGCCGCTACGGCCTGCCGCTGCCCGCCGTGCCGCGCGTGCTCA